ATAGAGTCGAGTATAATTTTGAGAGGTTCCAAGAATGACTTATTGAATTGTAAGTCATAGTCGATATATTTGTCCAGCCCCAATTCCTTGGGGAAGTCCTGGATAAATGATATCACATTTTCATGAATTGGGTTGGGTTTGGCAAGATAACAAAATTTAATCTTTTCACCATTTTGAATGAGAGAATACTTATGATCCAACTTACGTTGTTTAACATAATGGTTGTAAAGAAGTGATCCTCGGCAATGGATAGGAGTACCCTTAGCATAAATTGTGTTCACACTTTTATACTTCTCCACCTCAGAAACTGAACGTGGAAAAGCAATATCTTCTGGAGGCATAGAACTGAACTTACGGCGACACTCATCAATGAAATCAATGACATCATCCTCAGTACCAGTCATAATCTTATTAAATGCATCCTTCAACATTTGACGACAAGGAGCAGGGGTTGAAGACTTGACAGCTTCAATCCCCATCACCTTTAATTTGGGATTCTCATAACGAACGCCTTCACTGTCCCACACGTTGAGGATATATCTTTTCTTAGCAGTCCAGATGCCACGATCAGCGATATTCTCTCGCTTCATAAACATCTTCTGCTCATAAGCATTTACATAAGTCGCCAACTCCTCATAGGAGGAATCGATAAACGGTTCCAGTTTATCTTGACAAATCTTGTCGAGTAAGGTAACAACCTGAGCCTTATCATCAGTCTTATGACTAAAAAATTTATCCACAAGAGGGCCAAAATTGATGTATATTGAGTCAGTATCTGATGCGATAACATAATCGACTTGATCTGTTGCCAACAGATTATTTAGATACTTATTCATCTTGTTCTCAATCCATCTAATTGAGACCTGACCGGATAAAGTTATTGCTTCTGCGTTCTCTAACTTGTAATACCTGAAGTAATTATTACCGATAGCACCATAAGCAGAATTAAGTTGTATCTTCTTCGCCATCTGAATGTTGTTACATCTAGCGATCTCCTTTTCCAACTTCTTACTAGGCGACTTTTCAAACTCTTGTTTGGCCGCAAGCATTCGCTTTTTAAAGATGACTCGTTCATTGTAAATCTTCTCCATAAGTTCAGGAAGGAACCCACGTACATCCTTCCTATATTGAGCTCCATTCGCACAAACTGCGAAAGATCCATCAACACTTACCTCTTGATTTAAAAACCTTTCAACGCTCGAGCTGGGATGTCTAGTCTCCCTGAGGGTCTCTGGTGAGATGTTATATTGCATAATAAGATGAGGGTACAAGCTATTGAGGTCAAAACTAACCACCCAATCATAGCTTCCCGCTTTTGGTTCCTTGACATAAGCACCTGCATACTTGTCGGTTTTTTCAACACTTTTCTTAGGAGGAATGACAATATTCCTCTTCTTCAAATAGTTATAAATTATTGAATCCCAAGTCCTAACCTGATAGAACACATCAGTGAAGTTCACCTTTGCGTCATATGCCATAGTCAGGGCAAGTTCAATCAACTTCATCTTATCCTCAAGTCTGTCAACTAGTTCCACGTCAATGACATTGTACTCAACAAACTTCTGCCAATTCCCACTATAGAAATCTTTGAAGGTATCAAACTCAGAGTGATCTAATTTCTTTTGCCCTAATTCTACTTCTGCAATGTGGTCAAGACGATAAGATTCTCTATTAGTATAAGTGAACTTCTTATACAAGTCAAGGTAATCCAGTTGTGTCACACCACCAATATCAATTGATATGTGCCTCCTACCTTTAATATAAACTTCACCCTCAGTTACTAGTCCCCAAGGTGACAGTCTCTTCATCAACTTCTCACCCAAGACCCTCTTAAGACGACCTTGAATGTATGGTATATCAAATAGTTGTATGTTCCATCCAGTAATTACATCAGGGGTATATTGCATCCACCACTCAATAAACTTATTAAGCAAATCAAATTCATCATCACATTTAATATAACTGTGATTATCTTGCTTAACGTTAAATGGCTTAACACCCCACGTTATAATCTTCTTGGTCGCATAATCCTGTAATGTAATAGTAAGGAGTTCCTCTACACAAGAATGTACATCAGGGAATCCCTCCTCTGATGTGGTCTCAATATCAAGAGTAACTAACTGTATCTTCGATATATCAAACTTAATCTCATTCTGAGGATACCTATCGGAAATATACTGATAGATATACCTTTCATTGCCGTAAATATTAAACCCTTCTATGTCCTGATATTTCTTATAAAACTCACGGCAATCACGAACATATCCTGGTTGAATAGGTTCTACATACTTACCTTCTAATGTTTGAAACTTAGACTTCTTCTTAGAGTCTACAAAAAGAGTAGGTCGCCATTCTTCCCTATCAGTGAACCTCTTCCCATTGTCATATCCACGAACAAGGAACTGGTTACCAACAAGTTGAACGTTAGTATAAAAGCGCATTAATCAAATACTGCTTCGTATTTTGCTAGTAAAGGAGTTTTTGGATCGACCAATGTTAATATTTTATCAGATGATATCATCACTTCGTTTTGATTTGTCACATTAAGTAACCAAGGCTCTACAGTACCTTCAGGTGTAACCACATAGGGTTCAATTAACCTACAATCAGGTTCACCTAACTCATTAGTGACTTCTTCAATCGTCGCTATCAGATTGGTACCCGTAGTCAGTACTATCACTTTTGCGTCTTTCTTTGATGACATTGACTTTTTCCTCATAGGATTCTTTTACTTCATCAACAGGGTCTACTAATGATACAACCCATGATGGATCAACTGGGATATCAGTCTCCTTAGATAAAGGCATCCAAGGAAAATAAGAAAGAGAAACTTTTGCAGGTTCATCTGCATTGGGTATATCAGTCTTATTAATTTTGACAACATAAGGGTATCCAGCAAGATATGCTGCTACTTTCTCCTTATCTTCCAGTACAATCTCACGCCAATCGGCAATGACATCCTCACCGGACTTTAGTAGGGCTAGTTTAACTGTCATAAAATTATTGTAACATAAAAAAGGAGGGGATGCAACCCCTCCTATGTATTAGAGATTAAACTCTTTTCGAGCATGTTTCTCTGGTATTATCTTCGCTAACTCCACGGTGAGGAGTCCATCTCTAAAGCTGACGGATCGTACCTCCGTATCGTCTGCGAGCGTCCATTGTCGTTCGAAGGACCTTTGGGCCAGTCCTTTGTAGACAAACTCTCCATCTGTTTCCTTATCTTCCTGCTTGCCTTCCACAAATAATTTTCCATACTCCGTATAGACTTTAATGTCATCTTTCTTGAAGCCGGCGAGTGCAACTTCCAATCTCGATTCGACATTATTTACTTGGATTAAATTAAATGGTGGATAGTTTGACGTATGTGATACGTTAAAAAATCTGTCTAGGTAATCATCGTTGATACCTATACTGTTCTTCATGATCTTATCCATTAGTTCTGGAAGATCAGACGAACGATACCTTACTAGGTTTCCCATGATAGCTCCTCCTATGAGCGAGTTTGTGTTTTGATGTCCCTTTCGGCGACATAGTTAATTATAACACTTTTAGTGTCATTATAGGTGTCTACGTTGTACGTATAACCACCCCTTTTCTTTACTGCTTCCCCTAAAGAATGGTCATTTCCACCTGGTTCCATCCTATCACCAAAGAAATATAACTCATCATCGTCATTAAAATCTCTCAAAATCTGACTCTTATCACTTCCTATAGGTCCAAGATCTAAACCAGTCTGTCCACCTAATGCTACAGATAAATCTGGAAATGCATTCCTAAGTCTATCTGCAATATCATGTCTTTCTAATCTTTCTTTATCCCATTTCATATATTCTTCCCTTCCAAAATTAGGATCCTCTCCTCTACCTAGAATACTGAAATTAACTCCACCAGGTCTTCTTTCAATATGCAGCCCAGTACGAATGGGAAAGCAACTGAATGCTAATTCATCTTCTAAAAATCTTTCTACCTTCTTAGGTAGTTCCCAATCATCCCTATAAACATTCACATCCTTCTCATATGCATCACTACCAGAGCAGTTATAAACTCTCTGACAACTGTTGTATATTTCTGGAGTAACTTGTTCTAAGGTCTTTGCTCTATCACTTCCTGTGACAAGATAGACCTTTTCTTTCCTAACGAAGTCATGAAAAAGGGAAATAAAATCGGGGGAAATCTTCTGTCTGCTAGGAGTAAGAGTTCCGTCAACATCAAAAATAAATTTCTTCACTTAGTTTCAGTAGTTTTCTTCTTACCTATGTTGTACTTGGTTTCTAATGTCCATTCATCTTTCTCTTTGAAAGAAAGAACTTTGATTTGATTTAATGGTGCAATATCACCAATAGAATCTGCCTTAACTACTTCAATCAATCCCCAATCAGAAAGAAGTTGAGTGATTCTATTACGACGTTGAACGTCATTAGAAGTAAGGTTAGCATGTTTACCATCTAAAGCAAACAGTTCCTTAAAGTGTACGATATAATATCTTCCTTGTTTATGCAAAATATGGCATGATTGATATAACTTCTTTTCCTTACGTGAAGCTACACCAATTCTAGTAAGAGTTTCTCTGACCTTAAGAAAATCATCTGGTTCACCTAATTGAACCTCTACCATCATTTCCTGATTCCAGTTAACCTCAGGCTCTTTCACCGTGCTCATCTCATTCCTCCAGTTTCAAGTCGCTTTTTAATGTAGTCCAGTTGTTGTTGAGTCAGAAGTCTTAAAGCCTGTAATGCCTTTTCGTTGCTATAACCATAATATTTTTTAATGATATTAA